GCTAATGCTGACGGACAAATTGAAGCCCTTAAAGAAAAATACAAGATAATGGCTAAAGAGCTAGGAATTGTATTTGACGATATTATAAGTGGTTCGACAGGAACAACAGTAACAGTAAGTGGAGTAGGAACTCCTGCTGTTGGAGATAAAGACGACCCTATTGCAGAGGTAACTGCCTTGCAAGATGCAGAATTAGCTATGCTTAATGAAAAACAAAACATTCTTCAACAATTTGCTGACGGAGAAATACAAACAAAAGCAGAACTAAATCAACAGTTGAAAGAAATGGAGATAGAGCATCTCCAATGGGTTATAGATAATAATTTAGCAGCAGGAGATGACCTTATAGCGATAGAGCAAAGACTTCTTAAAGCTAAGGTAGATTCTAAACAAGAAACTCAAAAGCAAGAAGTTGACCGTATAGACCAAATGAAACAAACGGGAGAGCTTTTAATGAAGATAGGAGAAGCAGAGGGAGAAAATAGTAAAATAAAAGCCGCAGGTATTAAGATTAGTCAAGCTGCTGCTGTTGCTTCAGGTATTCAGGGGTTAATAGATTCAAGTGGAGGAATTGCTGCACAAGCAAAACTTCCCTTTCCTGCAAACCTTATTGCTATGGCGGCAACTGCCGCACAGGTTGCTTCTGTTATTTCAGGCATAAAAGGACTTATGTCAGGTTCTGATAAGTTTGAACAAGGAGGTCTTACAAACGGAGGAATGTTTAAGGGTGCTTCACACGCTAACGGTGGTGTTAAGTTTGCAGTAGGTGGAAGAATACACGAAGCAGAAGGTGGAGAAGCTATTATAAACAAGCGTTCTACTGCAATGTTTAAACCAATGCTTTCTGCTATGAATCAAGCAGGAGGTGGTGTTAAATTCGCTAATGGTGGCTTTTTATCAACAGGAGAAAAGTTTGCAATGGGTGGAGAAGTTGCTGACGTACAACAAATGATTAGTGGTGCAGGTGGCTCTACACAAATTGTAATGGTAGAGAGTGATGTAACGCAAACTCAAGGTAGAGTGAGTAATATTGAAAGTCAAGCTACTTTTTAGTATATTTGCATTATGGCTATTAGACAAAATAAAGAAGAAGTAGTTTTAGAGTTTATAGATAATATATACAATGAGGTTAGAGCTAAGTTTTCGGAAGATGCAGGGATAAAGAATGTTTTATATCATTTGATAGAAAGCGGACTTGTTGACCCTAAGCAACTAAGAGATTATATGGTTATAAAAGACTACAAGAAGATTATAGAGCAGAACGCAGGGCATAAGACCTATACCTTTATGGACTTGTCTATTAAGTATGATATTTCTGACAGAACGGCTCAAACAATAGTTTATCGAGGAAAAGATAAGTTTAAGAGTGAAAACAACATAAGATAAAGGTTTTACGGATTTTTTCGCAAAGTCTATAATAAGTATATATATATTTGCAACTATGAACAAATGGTACTCAATAGAAAACAAAGCAGAAAGCAACTCAGTTGAAATCTCAATTTACGATGAGATAGGCGACTACGGAACTTCTGCTAAAGACTTTATAGAAGAAGTAAAGAATGTTAGCGAAAGAGATATTACACTAAGAATCAACTCTGTTGGTGGTAGTGTTTTTGATGGACTTGCTATTTACAATACTTTACGTTCTCACAGAGGTTATGTAAACATTAAGATTGAAGGCTTGGCAGCATCAATTTCTACCGTTATTGCGATGGCAGGAGATAATATTGAAATGTCAGAGAACGGATTTTTTATGATACACAACCCATTCGGACAATCGGCAGGGGAAGCAACTGATATGCGTAAGACTGCTGATTTACTTGACAAGATTAAAAGTGAAATTATCGAGATTTACTTAAAGAAAACAAACCTTTCGGTTGAAGCTCTTTCTGAAATGATGGATAAAGAAACTTGGCTATCAAGTCAAGAAGCTGTTGGATTTGGTTTTGTTAACAACATAACAGAAGCAATGAAAGTAGCTGCATCGTTTGACCTTTCTAAATTTACTAACGTAGATGAAAAAGAGGTTAACGATAAACTAGGATTAATTAATAATAAAAAATCATTTAAAATGACTGAAGAATTAAAAACTTGGTTTAATGGTGTTAAAGAAGAAATCTTAAACGCTGTTAATGGAGAAAATGTTTCATCTCCTGCTCAAGAAGTTTCTGTTCTTTTTTCTGACAACGAAGAAGTGTTAAACAAGTTTTCTGAACTTGAAGACAATGCAACATCTTTGAGAGAAGAAAAAGAAGAACTAGCAGGTCTTGTTGGAGAAAAAGAAGGCACTATTGCTGACTTGACTAACAAGGTTTCTGAATTAGAAGCTAAACTAGCAAAAAGCGAAGCAACTGAAACGGTTGTAGAAGCAGATAGCGACCCTGTTATTGTTACTGAAGAAGTAGTAGTAAACGAGTGGGATACTTTTGCTAAATCAATTATAAAATAATATAAACTAATTAAATTTAAAGTATTATGGCATTTCCAAATACAAACAACTTACCTGCGTTTACGCAGATGGATGCTAACCAAAGCATTATTTCTCCTTTGTTCTTAGGACAAGACTATATGGAGTATATGAATGTTCTTCCTGATATTAAGGGAGTAACAAAAATTGACCACTTAGGGTCATTATCAAAAATTACTAAGTCTTTTACAGCAGGTGCTTTCGCAGGCGAAACTACGGGTACTTTCTCAGGTGTTACTATTACTCCTGCAAGAGTTGAAGCTGAAATTGAATTTTACTCTAACTCTCTATTCGGGAAAGTAAAAGCTCAATTAATGAAAGGTAACTTTGAGTTCGATAACATTGACGGTACTGCTGTTAAAAATGTACTTATCGACTTAATCGCACAAGGAATTAAGGCTGACTTTAACAGACAGTTATTCTTAGGCGATTCTTCTCTTACTTCAGGTGGAGATTACTTAGACTACAATTCTTACGATGGTATATTCCAAGTATGTAAAGACACTTTAGCTGCTGCTCAAAAATTAGATGTATCTGATATTACAGGTGTTGCTGACGGAGAAGCTCTTAATGCTGCTGCTGATGGTTTAAACATCTTACAAGCTATGTATGATGCTGCTACTCCTGAATTATTATCAGCAGGAAATCACGTATTCTTTGTATCAGGCGATATTTACGACAGATACTCTGAGTATTTAGAAGGTACAGGTTATGCAGCAGCAGGACACTCTGTACTTGTAAACGGTGTTCTAAACTTAACTTACAGAGGTATTCCTGTAATTGTTCGTAGAGATTGGGATGTAGCTATTACTTCTGACTTCGCTATTATCGAAGGTTCATCTGTTGCTGCTGAAACTCACAGAGCTGTTTTAACTACTCGTGATGCAATCATCGTGGGTACTGACTTTAGCGAAAGTGCAATGGAACAATGGTATTCTCAAGACAATAAGTCTTACAGATTCCGTGTATCTTATATGTGTGGTGTAGCTTTAGCTGATGCTAAATTAGCTGTTATCTACACACCTGATGCTTTAGCATAATTAATGGGGGATGAAATACTCCCCCTTAACTTTTTAACTTTTAAATAATAATAAAATGGCAATAGAAAATTTAAGCATAGCACATTCTGACTTAGAGGTTAGAGGTGGTTTGCAATACGTTGCAATAGGGCTTTTATCTCAGGCTTCAGCTATGACTTTTGTAGATTCAGATGCTAATACTGTCTCTTATACTGCTGCTGCTGCATTAGAACTTTTTGACCTTAAACAAGGTACGGGTTCTTTATCTACAAGTGGCTCAAAAGAAGGTGGAACAATTATGTTTGAACACACAGTTTCATTCTATGTTCCTAATTGTTCGTCTGCTCATTTAAGAGCTTTGGAAACTTTGAAAGACCAAGACTTAGTTGTTGTAGGACAAGGATATGATACTAATAAGTTTACACTAGGTATTTCGCAAGCATTTGGCTTAGAAGATAGTACACTAGGTAATGTACAAATGAGAGCAAGACTTTCTGCAATCGAAGGAGGTACGGGTGCTGCTTTAGGAGATGAGAATGGTTTAACAGTAACAATTACTGCTCAATCAGGAGAGCTTCCAAGAGTATGTGCTAACACTATTACGCTTGATACAGCAGCAGGAACTGCAACTTTATCATAATGATTAACTAAAAAGGAATGGGTTTGGCAAGAAAATTTGTCATTCCCCTTCTTTTTATTATATTTACGCTATGTACAAATCCAAACTAAACAAAGGAACAACATTCTTTAGTAATTTTAAGGTTAGTTGGTCTAAGGCAACTCAAGAAGAACTTAAAAAAGTTCACGAGTTAGGATATACTAATTTTGTAACAAAAGAAGAAAATGCTGAATCAAAAAAATCAAAATCAAAAGCAAAAAAAGCAAAAAACGAAACCTCAGATAAAGAGTAGTTTCGGTGCTAAGTACGCTTTTGTTAATCTTTCTACTCCGCAAGTTCATAGTGAAGTAAAAGACTTAGATAGATTAAGAGAGGATTGGATGCCTTTTGGAAAAGATAATTTATTTCCTCAATATCTTGCTGAGTTAAAAAGACAATCTTCAACTCACAGGTCTGTTCTAGCACAGAAAACAACCTTTACAACAGGTGGAGGTTTTTCTACGTCAAACGAACAACTAAAGGACTTTATATCAAACGTAAACGCTAACGGAGAGAGTTTAAAAGACTGTTTTAAGAAATTGGCAGATGATTACTATACCTATGGTAATGCCTTCTTAGAGGGTGTTGTTTACGATGGTGGTGTAAACTTCTATCACAAAGATGCTTCTACTGCAAGATTGTCTAAAAACAAAAAACACGTTTACTTTAATCCTGATTGGGCTAACTACAAACGTAATAAAGAAAAAACACAAAGAGTACCTGTTTAT